CGCCCAATTGTAAGGCCATGCGGGTGGACCATTAAATATATCAAATGGTTTCCACCCATCTATATCAACTGCTGTTAGGAAATTATTTACTTGTTTAAATTGTTTCTTATTTTGTCTATTTAAAACGCCTCTAATTGTAGTTCTTGGTTTTTTAGGTGAAATTCCAAAAACATTTTTCAATATTTCGAGTATCGTCCAATTCTCTCCAGCCGATTTAGCGGTTTCAACTATATCCGATAACCCGGATTGCGTATTAGCACCCGGTCTGTATGGCAAGCTGTTGGGATTTCCAGGTAGCATACAATTGGGGTCTTTGTTTTTACATTTAGCTTGGTCTACTATGAAAGCTAGACACCAGGACCCCAATAGAAAATATGAACAAATACTTATAGTAACTATCAACACGACAGACCACGCTGGTATTTTGTTTTCTTTTTTTTCATCTTTGTTGTTTTTACCTCTGAGGCTACTCATATATATATATTTGTTAATATTATTCTTTCTAAAATAACATTTAAAATTTAGATTTTATTATTGTTATAATGAAAATTGACCAAACGCCCCAATTAGATTTCAAAAATGTTTTAATTAGACCTAAAAGAACAACATTAAATTCACGCTCTCAAGTAAATATTGAGAGAGAATTTAAGTTCGCACATAGCACTGAAACTTGGACGGGGGTTCCAATTATCGCTGCTAATATGGATACAACGGGTACCTTTGGGGTATACGACGTATTAAGTCAAAATAAGATGATTACTTGTTTAAATAAATTTTATGGTCTAGATGATTTTAAAGAAGCTATAAAAGTAAGAGAGCTGAATCCAGAATATTTCATGATTTCAACAGGAATACAAGAATCATCGTTTTCAACTTTACATGATATTGTCGAATTAACTAAAGCTAAATGGATTTGCGTTGACGTCGCCAATGGATATATGGAACAAGTGATAACATATTGTCGAAAATTAAGAGCAAGTTTTCCAAATAAAATCATTGTCGCTGGGAATGTAGCAACAAGAGATATAGTAGAAGAACTAATTATAAATGGTAAAGTTGACGGGGTAAAAGTTGGTATTGGGCCGGGAAGTGCTTGTTTAACACGTTTGAAAACCGGTGTAGGTGTTCCGCAATTAACAGCAATTATTGAATGCGCTGATGCGGCACATGGTGTAGGAGGGTTCATTATTGGAGATGGCGGTATAACATGTCCGGGTGATATGTCGAAAGCGTTTGGCGGAGGAGCAGATTTTGTGATGTGCGGTGGGATTTTTGCGGGACACGACGAAAATCCAGGAAAAATTGTAGAAGAAGAAAACAAACAAGGTGAAAAAAAATCATATAAATTGTTTTATGGCATGAGTTCCGAACACGCAATGACCAAGCATTATGGTGGGATGGAAAAATACAGGTCTTCAGAAGGTAGATTAATTAAATTGCCTTATCGTGGTCCATTAATTAACACGGTGAGAGATTATTTAGGAGGCATTAGATCAACATGTACTTATATAAACGCCAAATGTATAAAAAACATGCCTAAATGCACTACATTTTTAATAGTTTCCCAACAGATTAATACACATTTAGTATAAAAAAGCTTTTACAAAAGCTTTACCAAAACGCAAAGCTTTTGTAAAAGCTCAAATAAATTTATATATTGAATATATATATCTTATGCCTTTTGTAAAAACGTTTACCACATTAGTTATACTATTTGTAACTGTAAATCTATTAATGATAATATATAAAATTTACGAAAGAAAAATGCGCGAAGGAATGGAAAATAAATACGAAGATGAAGATGATAATTTAGATCAAATACCCAATCAAGGAAACCCGGAAAATAATAAAGAAAATAATTTACTTTCATTTGAACAATGTAAAAGATATTGTAAATTGAAAAACGCTAATTATATGAACTGGAACCATAGTTTTCATACACAATTAAATGCCGACGAAACTCTTAAAAGACCATGTTATTGTTCTGATAAAACCAATGTTTCACATGGGACAGATGGCTGGGCATCATATAACGTAATAAGAAGCGGACACCCGTCGCACAAAGGCAAAGAGTTGCCTCAAGAAAAATTACACACTGATTCACAGACAATAAATTCAAAAAAACAATCAGCATATGAAACGTCTACTGAAGTTGATACACAAAATGAATCAAAAATGTATCCTCACAGCCGAACAACAGGTTTAATGACTGAAACAGATATAGACGCATCTCAAATTAGTTCATCTACCCCAAACAAAGATGCATTAAGCAGCAAATTACCAGGTATTAATTTAAGACAATCAAGCGCGCAATTGAAGGCATCTAGATCTTTAAATCCTTCTGCGACTTTTGGACAACGGGGTTTGAAAAATCCTAAATCTCAATACAAAACAGGACCACCACGTGACCCTAGTTTAAAACCAAGTCCATATAATTCGCTTATGGATATTTTTTAAAGATGATATTATTAATTAATTATAATATCATTTAACGTTTACGAGAACGGCGTTTTTTTCTCGTTTTTCTCATTTTTCTCGTTTTTCTTTTGTTTTTTTTGGTTCTTCTACGCCGTTTAGTTCTGGTTCTTCGTCGTCCTCCACCACGCTGTTTTCTAGTTTTTTTCATTTTTCGTTTTTTGGGTTTAAAAGTAATGCTGATGGGGTTGAATTTATTTCCACCTCTTCTTCTTTTACCACGCGTATGGCGTTTATCTCCACCAGTCTTTGAAGAAGTGATTCTATCGATTCTCAAACGACTATATGGGTTTAAATCTTGACACAATAACATGGCAAATCCATTTTCACCAGCTTCCTCCATAACTGTTTTGCGAACATCTTCTTCCCCATCAACAAACCTTGCCTCTAACATAAGTTTGAACCGTTCATTTCCCCATCCCTGAAATGGTCTCATGACTTGTTTAAATTCTTCATGAAATTCATTTTCGGTTTCAGCTCCATTTTCACCTCGAAAACTAATTATGTCTGTATTTCCCCATTTTTTGTAAAAGGCTTTCAATGTATTTACATCTCCCTTATAATTACTTCTTTCAGTAGATCCACAACTACTTTTAAATCTCCATCCAAAATAGTAATATAATGTTATTACAGTTTCTAAGGCATACAAAGATATACCTTTTGTTAAATTACGTCCAATAGCTTGAATCATTTTTAATGTATCGCCACCTCTAGCGTATCTACCACCCGACCTTAAACCAGTATGACCGCGTTGCGCAGCCAATGGTGTTTGGGCATTCCCCAAAACCAATACTTCCATAGTTGCATTTTCTGGCGAGCTACCTTTTACTTTACACAAGGAAAATCCTCTAATTGTGTTTTTTCCGGGGTCTGTTTGAATAAGTATTAAATTTGTTTTTGAAGAACTTAAATCTTGGTCTTCGTTATCCCATTTCCAACCCATCAATGTTTGTCTTATATAACTTTCTGGTAATCCATATTGACACATAGCAGTCAATGATCCACTTCCAAGTCTTAGCGCACTTCTACCTTCTTCCAGAGGAGAGAAAGGTAGTCCACCGTCGCTCCATCCCAACGCGCTCATGATATCTTCATTCGCAAAAACCTGGACGTTCGCAATCCCTGACGATCGTGTTTCCGCTAAAACTGCGGAAAAAGCTGTGTGCGATGGTTCAATATCATCTTGTTCTCTTTGTTTTGAACTCATTTATATAATAACAATGTGAAAATAAATTTATGCTTTAAAAAAGTTTACCCAAGCTTATAGATGTTTTCTATAGAAAAAAAAGATACCTGTAAGTATGAATATTAAACCTATCATCATGTCCATGGTAAACCGTTCACCTAAAATTATACAAGAAAATATAGCATTAAAAATAAGAAGAATACCTTCCGCAATGGGAGTAACATAATTTGAGTTATATTTTTCTAAAAGATAATAATTTGCTCCAATAGCGGATATAGCAACTACAGAAACAATAGATCCCCAAACCACAATGTCGTATAAAAAAGCTTTTTCATCATTTTTATATTTTTTTGGAATTCCATGTCTATTATATTGATATATGATGAAAGGAATGGCTATAATACCCGATACGAAATATCGAATAAATGTGAAATAAAAATAACCCATTTTATCAACGGAAATTTTTTCTAAAATAGGTTTTAGAGCCCAACCTCCACCGTTTAATATGAAAAGAGAAATTTCATTTAACATTGTATATATATAAGCTTTTAAAAAAAGCTTTACCAAAACGTGAACGTTGTTCTGTATTTAAGAAAAGCTTGTTTTGGTAAAGCTTTTTTAAAGCTTATCTTGCGAATAACAAACCTATTCTTCCTGAACGTATATTAATCATATTAAATCTCTCTTCCCAAACTCGAAGGTCGTAATTGTAAGCATTTAATCTCCAAATGTCCTTTCTCAATCCAATTATCTCTCCCGAAGGGTCACATAATACATCGGTATTTGATTCAGTTGTAAAGCATTCATTAGGAGGGGGTTGTATGGTACTAAATTCCAAAATTACATATTGATATTGATCTGTATTTTGACCCCCGGACGGTTGATAGACTTTTCTATTTGTATCAATGCAAAAATTATATAAATATAACCCGTCTTTTGCGAAACCTGTTGTTCTCAACCATTTTTCTACATAATTGAAAACTCCTTCGGGAAGAACATTTTCTCTGTAATCACCGCCCATAATGATCCCCATTTCAATTAAAATATTTTTAACATTTGCTGAAGTACGACATCCCGTTACGAAAAAACTCAATGGGTTAAATTTATTGGCTCCGTAATATTCATTAGTTGGTGGGATAAATCTCGCTTGTTCTTGGTTTTCAATGTCAAGTGGACCCCACCCAGTAATATTAGATGGTAATGTTGACGAATAGGGCCAATTTGTATAATTAGACCATTGGTTTCTTAAGTTGGCGTCGCTTCTTCTAAATCTAAACATATAACTAGAAACAACATTTCTACTTGGTAAATTAACTCTGCGTGAACCTGTTACATTGTTAAAATTATATTGATGGACATCTTTAACCAAATACTGATGGTCTGATGTAGAAAATGTTCTACGTTCTTCATTGCCTAAAAACACATATGTCGAAACCAAATGTATATCGGTATTCCATTGATTGTTTTTATTGGGGTAATTTTGAGGAAATACACCTGGGTATTCAATTGTGGAAATATCGCTTTGCGTATTTGAACCTTCAAACCCGTATACTGATGGGTCTGGCGGTTGTTGTGAGAAAACCCACATTTGATCAGTTTCTGACGCGGAATTTGGAGCGTGTCTTTCACCTTGTCCGTCATCATTTAATTTAAAAATAGGAGGACAAACATACTTGATATCTGATAAAGGTTGTTGGACATTCAAAATTGTAAATAACTCTCTAATCGGTCTCATTTCTATAGAAATAACTACATCTTGGTATTGAAGTGCTATTAAAGGTAGTGCTAATTTGGAATTAGCACAGAACCAAGCCATCAAAGGAATATAAAGTTGTCTACCCCGTATTGACGGCTCAATACCTCTAGTTTGAACTAAATCACAATTAGAGTCATATGCCGCATTTGGGTAAATACCTTTGCGACCAAAAGCGTTAGCAGGATCAGTCATCTCTCTAACGTTACCGATCATCTTATCAAGTAATATTTGCTTGCCCCCTTCGTCCCTCTGAATAGCAGCAGCCATATATTCACCAGAATATTCAGCCAAAAGAGCTCCGCCAGCATGAACCGTGACTTTTCTAATCATTTGAAATCCTAAATTTTCAATCCATTTAAATTCATATGGTATATAATTTACATCTTTCAAATTATTAAACGCTTCGGTGTTATCGAACTCCTCCTTAATATCTGGACGAGGGTAAAAGGGACTCCATATATCAGGCATATTAATCACCAAATAAGTATCCCATGCTAATTCAGCGTATCGTTTAATTTTGAAATCGAATTTAGTATCACTTGACCAATCTAAATTTCTTTGACCTTCAAAGTTTAAGCGAAAACGTTGAAGTCCAAAATTAGAGTATTTTTTATAAACGGCTTTAAAAAATGTTTTTTTTGGATTTCCATTTAAAATTATATTTGCTGCTCCATAAGAAACTATATTTAATAATCCACCAGGCATATAAAATAATATGATATAATTATTTTAAAACATTATTTTCGTTATATAATTAATTTAGGATTATAACGAAAAAATATATTAAAATATATATATAAATGAGCAACGATCCGTATAAAAGAATGATGGAGGCTTTGGAAAAATCTAGAGATATGTTGAAAAAATATATATGGGTAGGAATTGTATTGGTAATTATTATGATTACCTGGTATTATAAGAGAGAAATTGGAAAAGATAGCAATAACAATGTAAAAATAAAGAAAATATATAAAAGCAAAACTTATGCTTCGCAAATTTCAAATATTACATCTGGAAACGGACAATTCAAATTTTCCGACAAAGAAGGAACTGGTCATTTGAGAGATTACTATATAGCATCTAGTTGTAATTCATGCTGTGGTGGGGATTTCCAAAATGACTTTGTTTCACTGGAACCTTTAAAAGAAGTTATATTTAGTGGTTCTAGATTATTAGATTTTGAAATTTATTCAGTAAATGACGATTTAGTGGTCGCCGCGTCCGGTTCAGAATCACCGTATTTAAAAGGCACGTATAATAGCATATCACTAGGTGGGGCAGGCGGTGTTCTGCAAACCATAAGGAGATATGCTTTTGCGGGCGGAACATGTCCTAACCCACGCGACCCTTTATTTATAAATCTCCGCATTAAAACCAACAAAAACCATTACGATAAATTAACTAAATATGTATCAGAAGCATTTTCTGGATATCTTTTAAACGCGGAGTATGGCTATGAGGGCCGGTCCGACGCACCAGGCGGTGGTATAAATTTATCAAATGAAAAGATACTAGATTTAGCAGGTACCGATTATAGAAAACCAAAGGTCATTATAATTTGCGACCAAGCGAACAGAAATTACAGAGGAACTAAATTCGAAGAGTTGATTAATCTTTCGGGTGATTCCGCTTACTTACAAATAAAACGGAACAAGGATTTAATAAACACACATTTTGTCAAAGGAATGGAGGATTTCAATAAAACCAGCCTCACGTTGGTATTGCCTGATCTGACAAACATAAATGATAATATGTCGCCATCATTGGCGTTTAGTTATGGATGTCAAATGTGTTGCATGAATTATCAAAATATGGACGAAGGAATGAAAAAATATTTCAAAAAATTCAATGATGCAGGAAGTGCTTTTGTACTTAAACCAAAAAGGCTTCGGTTGATAGCACCACCTACTATTAAACCACCGCCGCCACAAAACCCAAAATTAACTTATGCGCCAAAGAAAATTGCGTTGCCTATGTACAAAACGGATATCTAATTTTTTTTTCACATTTTATATTAAGTATGAGATGCGATAAATTTGGAGAAATGTCTTTTGAAGAATGCGAGCTGGCTATTTTAAGAAAAGCAGTGGATAAAGCCGAATATAAAGAAGGAAAAAAAATGTTAAACAATCCTGAAATTAGCGATATCATAAAAATAGTGGAGGAATTTTTAAAAAGTAAAAAACTAATTTGTTACGGTGGAACAGCTATTAATAACATATTGCCTGAACAAGACCAGTTTTACAACAAAGAAATAGAAATACCAGATTATGACTTCTTTTCATCTGACCCATTAAATGATGCGAAAGCTTTAGCAGATATTTATTATAAAAAGGGGTTTCACGAAGTTGAAGCCAAAGCCGGTTCACATGCGGGTACATTCAAGGTATTCGTAAATTTTATCCCTGTAGCAGATATCACTTTTTTAGTTCCTGAATTATTTAAAGTTTTAAAAAAAAATGCTGAAATGAGAGCGGGTATTTACTATACACCACCTAATTATCTGAGAATGCTTATGTATTTAGAATTGTCCAGACCAGCTGGTGATATATCGCGTTGGGAAAAAGTGTTAAAAAGGATTATTTTACTAAACAAAAATTTCCCATTGAAAGGAAAAGATTGTGATTTTATCGAAATACAAAGAATAATTGATCCAAAATCAAAATTAACAAAGGCAGAGCAAAATGATATTTTTGATATTACAAGAGAGTCTTTTATTTCACAAGGGTTGATTTTCTTCGGAGCAATGGCCAACGAAATGTATATCAAAAATGATCCAAAATTTAGAAAAAAACTCTTGCCCAAAATACCTGATTTTGATGTATTATCTAAAAACCCACAAGAATCTGCTATGATTTTGAAAGAAAGGTTGCAGGCGGAAGGAATCAAAAATATTACAACAAAAAAACAAAAGGGCATTGGTGATATTATAGCACCACATTATGAAATTAAAGTTAAAGGCGAAACAGTCGCTTTTATATACGAACCCTTAGCATGCCATAGTTTCAATGTGGTTAGTATAAAAGGTCAAAAAATTAAAATAGCAACAATCGATACAATGTTGAGTTTTTATCTAGCTTTTTTATACGTTAATAGACCTTACTACGACCCTAACAGAATTGTTTGTATGGCGGAAAATTTGTTTCATGTGCAACAAAACAATAGATTACAGCAAAAAGGATTATTGAAGAGATTCAGTGTTAATTGTTATGGAAACCAATTAACATTAACAAAGATGAGAGAAGAAAAGGCAAAAAAATATAGAGAATTAAAGAACAAACGCGGTTCGAAAGATTGGGAATGGTATTTTTTAAAATATTCTCCAGCCGACATAGAAATGAGAAAAAATAAACCCAAAACTACAAAAAAAACTAAAAAAACTAAAAAAACTAGAAAAAATAAAATAAAAACTAAAAAAAAAACAAGGAAAAAACAGAAAAAATCTAGAATTCTAAAATTCTTTGAAAATTTATAAAAAATTGAAATTAATTTAATATTTTAAGATTAAATTAATCAATATCAAAAATATGCAGTGTTGGTATGAACAAGAAGGCCCTAACGCTGAATATGTGAGAAATCACCAACTTGGTATCTGGAAATCAAAGGTTGGTAGCAATCAATTATCCGAATCTACTATTGAATTAATAAAATTTGTTTTACTAACCCATATTCCGGACACCAAAACAGATTTTGGATCTTATCGTGGATATAACTCGTTTGGATTGGGAAAAAGTTTGCTCACTTCCATTGAAACCAGTTTAATCTTCAAACTGCATGCTAGAACAAAAGCCATGAATGTATTGCGCCGTTGTTTAGCACCATTAGTTGTCCATCACCTTTATAAACCAAAAGGAGTTGGGTATAAAAATATAAAAGAAAATACAAATGTGGGGAAAATAAATTACTAATTGCGACCAATCAACAGTGTCCGCAAATCCATATAGTCCCATCATTATTATTCAGTAAAATTTGACCTATTGTTATATCGTGAATATGAAAATTTTTTTCATTGACTTTTTTTATAATATATTCTAATGTAGATTGCTTTTGGCTGCCGGTATAGGAGAGATTAAATATATACATGATTATAAAAATGATGAATTGGCAGATGTATTTTGTAAACAATGTCGTGTTAAAACTATAAAGATTTAAATATTTATTTGATGCTACCGATTATGAATTCAACAAATCTTTTCGCATACTTTTGTGGTGGTAAGGCGCTGATTTTTGTGGAACAATCTTTACCTAAATACGATTTATACTTATTTTCTGTAAATTTCAACAAATCGTATTGTTG